TGCAGGTCGTCTACGGAGACGGCGGGCTCCCCGGCCCTCCCGGCCCTGTCGGCCCGCCTGGGCCGCAAGGGGAGACCGGCCCTCCTGGTCCGCCTGGTGACGGCGGGGCCGGATCGGGCGACATGCAGAAGCTCGTCTACGACGCCGGGGGCCAGGAAGCCAACGTCTACGACCTCGCTTTCTCGACCGGCAATCTCGACGGCGGGACATTCAACTAACCGAAGGAGCAGACATGGCACGAATCCAGCTACGCAGGGGGCTGTTCGCCAATCTGCCCACGACGGGGATGTTGGCCGGTGAGCCTCACGTCACCACCGACCGCGGCACGATGCACGTCGCCTCCGATGCCACGACCAAGTTGCCGATCGTTCCGGCGATCGAGCTGTTGTCGGCCATTGGTTCGGTCAACGGTGCCGCCGATCTGGTGATGATCCACGACGCCGACGGCACCGGGCAGAAGGAGAAGAAGATCACCTTCGATGCCTTCAAGACGGCGCTCGCCATTCCGGCCGGGTCGACCGACGAGAAGGTGGCGGTCGTCTCTGGTGGCACGCCGGGGTTCCTGTGGGGGACCAACGGCACCGACGGCGTGATCCGGCTCAACAACTCGCTGTCGTGGACGAAGGATGGCGGCAACGCCTTCGTCACGATCGCCGTGGAGACGGTCGACGGCGGCACGTTCTGAGCCATGCCCCGGCTACAGATCAAGCGGGGCACACGAGCCCAACTGAACACGGCGCGCACGGCGTCGGGTCTGTTCGTGGGCGAGCCCTACCTGATTACCGACGAGGACGCGGTGGCGGTCGGCAAAGCCACGAACGCCTACATCGACCTGGCATCCCGCTCGCACCTGATCCCGCTCACGCTGACCATTCCGGGCACTCTCGTCGTCGGTACCGGAGTGGTCCGCTGGTACGCCCAACGCAGCTACACGATTGGCAACATCCACGCCGCCGTCGGCACCGCTCCGACTGGCGCGTCGCTGATCGCCGACGTGAACAAGAACGGCACCACGATCTTCACCACCCAAGGCAACCGCCCCACCATCGCCGCTTCCGGCTTCACCGACGCCACGTCCGCCCCCGACGTCACCACTCTCGTCGCCGGTGACTACCTGACGGTCGACGTCGATCAGATCGGCTCCACCATCGCCGGAGCCAACCTCACCATCCAGATCGCATTGAGCTGATAGGCGTCTAGCAGTGGCGTCCCCGTCGGTCCGCTCGTCCGCTACCACCGCGGACACCAACGCCGCCGCTACGGCGGTCACCCTTCCGGCAACGATTGTCACTGGCGACCTGCTGCTGTGTTTCGACACGATGGACGCCGGGACGGCCGACCCGTCGACCACGTCGCCCGGCTGGTCGCGGATCAGCGCCGAGACGGCGGGCTCGAACGTGCTCCGGTTCGCCGTGTTCGCCAAGATTGCCGGCGCGTCGAACACGCTCGATCTGGTCGGGCAAAACCAGGACGCCTCCATCGTCACCCTCGCCATCCAAGACCACGGTGTCAGTGCCACCTTCGCCGAACTGGTGCTGATCGCCGCCGCCACTGGCACTACCGGCAACGCCAACCCGCCGACCACCGGCACCCTGGCGGTGAAGGACTGGCTGGTCGTGGCGGCGTGCGGAATCGACATGACGGCGACCGGCGACGCGCTCTCCGCGCAGCCATCGGGCTACACCGACATTCAGCGGTTCAAGTCGGCCAGCTCGACCTCATCGTGCGCTACGGGTGTGGCGGTCAAGGCGTTGACGGGTGGCACGGTCGACGACCCCGGCACGTTCACGAACACGTCGCGCAACTGGATCGCCAAGACGATCGCCGTCCCCCCGGCCGTGCCCGTCCTGGCCGGTCCGTACTGGGGTGCCGACTTCGGCGGGCTGCTCGTGCCCTCCGGCTACTCGGCTACGGACGACTTCGAGCGCGGCGACGGCGGGCTCGGGTCGAACTGGGGCCTGGTGCAGAACGCGCTGGCAATCTCGGGCGGCAAGGCCGTCATGGGCTCCAACCCGTCTGCTATGCGTTGGGTCGCTGGCAGCTTCGCCAACAACCAGTATTCCGAAGCCTCGATCACGCTCAGCGCGTCCGGGTACTACATGGCGAGCGTCATCGTCCGAGCGTCGGACAACACCGTCAACGGCGGCGAGTTCTACTTCGCCCGTCTGTGCGGCTCGTGCGGCGATGTGTCGATCGGCAAGCGGGTCGCCTTCTCGCAGTCCGAGTTCGCCAGCGGCGGCACGATCAGCACGTCGATCCCGGTGACGGCCACGCTGCGGCTCGAAGTCGAAGGCACCACGCTGCGGGCCTACGTCGGTGGCGTGCTGGCGGTCACCACAACCGACACCGACCTGGCTGCTGGTCGCCCCGGCATCCAAATTTCCACCGGCACCGCGACCGATTGCTCGATCGCCAGTTGGGCAGGAGGCGACCTGTGAAGCCTTGCACATTGTGCAACTCAGTGATAGACGTCTATCTGTGCGATTGACCCTCGTGCCCTGGCTGCTCTACGACAAGTGGCCCAACGGCAGCCCTCGCGAACCGACATGGGTGCCCGATGCCGGTGGCGGGCGGGACGTGTACGGGCGCTTCTCGACCCTCGACCTGCGCCCCTACGGTCAGCCCCAGGCGATTCTCAACACTCAGGACTACATCGACCCACTGCCGTCGGACGGCGGCAAGCGGCTTGACCTCGGGCCGTACCTCGACAAGAAGATCAACAACCCCCAAGCGGCGGCGCTGCGGGCCAGGCTGGGCGTCGACACGATCGTGGGCGGGATGACCGTCGGTGAAGCGATCCGAGAGTTGATCGCACCGGGCCTGGTGCCGCACCGAGACGGGCGCAAGTACGGCTGGCTGCACCAAGTCAACCTGATGGACGATGCAAGCGCTCCGGGGGGAGCAGACGACCCGCCCGACGACGAGCCGGACCCATGAGCGACGTCATCGCCGTCTCCGCGCTCGACGTCTGCGAGCTGTACCTGGCCCGGTCCCGCGACGCGCTCGAAGCGTGCGGCTCGGAGCCGATCACGGCCTCCTACGTCGCCGCTGGGCTGATCGCCTGGGACACCTGCTGCGGGCTGCTCGTCGCCGCCCCTGAGCGCGTGTACCGCTCGGCGGCGTTCCCGGTCGAAGGGACCACCGACTACGTGTGCGAATCCGGCTTCCTCGTGGTCGACCTCGTCGTGCTCCTGCTGCGGTGCGTGCCGACGATTGACGACCGGGGCAACCCGCCCGCCGTCACGGACCTCTCTGCCGCCTACGGGGCGATCGTCAATGACGCGGCGGTGATCTGGAATGTCGTCGTCGGCGAGCTACCGGAGGGCTGGCAGCGAGCGAACGTCGATCAAGGGTTTGTCGGCGCGCAAGGCGGATGCGTCGGCGTTGAGACACGTCTATCAGTCGGCCTCGCACAGTCGGTGTGGTGCCCGGATTGCACGGAGGGACCATGACAACCATCGAGTTCGGTGACTCTGAGCCGGAAGACGAATGGGACGACGGTGACCCCGTCGCCCTTCGCCTCATGCTGCTCGGGCGCATCCTCATCTCGATCTACATGGAGGCGCAGAACGGCGACCTCGAACGAGCGCTTCGCCGCAAGGCGCTGATCCGCGTTTCCGCCATGCGTCTGTTCGACCAGGCGATGATCGAACTGAGCAACTGATGGGCTCGCGCTATCTCACCGACCTGGCCGACGTCTGCCGGGCAGCCGGGCTCGTCGTGCAAGAGGAGCCGGGCTGGCAGACCCGCGCTCGCGGCTCGGGCGGCTACAACTCGGGTGCGCCGAATCACATCATGGTGCATCACACGGCATCGAACCCGTCGAGTGACGGGCAGCCTGACGTCAACTACCAGTGCTACGGAGCGGACGCCCGGCCGATCGCCAACCTGTACCTCTCTCGCTCGGGCAAGGTGTGGATCGAAGCGGCCGGTGCGACGAACACGAACGGGTCGGGCACCGACCCCTGCGGCATCGTCGCCGTCGACTCGATGAACTCCAACGCCATCGGGATCGAAGCGGCCAACAACGGGGTGGGGGAGCCGTGGCCCGCGGCGCAGCAGACCGCCTACATCACGCTCGTCAACGCGCTGCTCTCGCACTACGGCATTGGCATCGAACAAGTCCACGCTCACATCGAGTACGCGCCGGGCCGCAAGATCGACCCCGCTGGTCCGGCGCAGTGGCCCCCGGTCAACTCGTCCGGCTCGTGGGACATGAACGCGTTTCGCTCCGACCTCGGACTCGGTCCACTCCCGCCACCAATCCCACTGGAAGGTTCAGACATGCTCGTGCTGTTCACCATCAAGGACGCCCGCGAGGCGGGCGCGGTCTACGTCTCCAACGGTCTCTGGTACCGCTGGATTCCCGACGGTGCGTCGTACGACGCGCTCGTGCTGTTCCTCATGAAGCGAGGGATGCCGACGACGATGGAGTCGGTGACCAAGACGCAGCTCTATTTCGCTGGGGCGTACATCGACCTCAACGGCGTGATCGGGAACGTGAACCCGAACCTATAGAGGGAGAGAGCAATGTTCGCTGACATCATCTCGGGGCACCCGCTGCTGTCCGAGTGGCTGTTTCTGATCGCCGTCGTACTCGCCGTCATCGGTGCAGTCGCCGCCGCCCCGAAGGTCATCACCCCGAAGCTCGGCGGATGGGCGATCACGCTCGCCGTCGTCGCCATCGGGCTGATCGCCGCCGCCTTCCTCGTGCTCTGATAGGCGTCTATCAGTGGCCGGGAATCGCACCATCTTCGCGGCTGGTGACATCGAGTGGAACGAAGGTCAGATCAGGATTCTCCTGTCCGGCCCCGAAGGCGAGGTCTCACACGAGATTCAGCGGAGAGCCCGCGCCGTGCAGAAGCGCGCCCAATACAAAGCGCCCGTCGCCACCGGGGAACTGCGGCACTCGATCAGCGTGAACACCCGCTATCCGTCGTCGGGTGCGGTGGCCGAAATCACGGCCAACGCTCCGCACGCCGGGTACGTCGAGTTCGGCCGCAAGGCGGTCGACCTGCGCGGCTCGAAGAAGTATCTCCACTGGACTGGGACAGCCCCGGTGTTCACGCAGTACGCCGCCGCCGTCGAAGGTGTCTACTTCATGCGAGACGCCCTCGACGCTGCCAATGACT